CTATGGTGGAGCTGAGGCACACTTACCCGAACACCTCCAGCACGATAGTCCTGGAGGAATGCATGGTGGAAGTTGCCCACACATCGTTCGTCATTGTCACGATGATAACGGATTATCGCAGGTAAACGGCTTGTTGTAAGGCGTTCTAAGGGGCGGTCGCACCTGGGCATGACGTCTCATGCCTGCCTTTTCGCTAATACTTAAGCTTCTGGCCAGGATAGATGGTGTACGGAGAGCTGATGCCGTTCTTGCTGGCGATGGTGCGCCAATTGACCCCCAAGACTGCGCCGATGTGAGAGAGTGTGTCGCCACGCTTCACGATGTACGTCCTTGACGGCTGGATAGCCTTGTTAATTGCTTCCTGCACCTCCGCATAGCGGGTGCCGAGCGCACGCTTGCGCTCATTGCCGTTTCCATATTTCCCGGCAAGCGTCTCATCACGAAGAGTCGACACAGACGCCGTGCAAACGTGGTTCACGAGCGCTTGAATCTCGTCATATCGAGACCCAAGAGCCTTCTTGCGGTCCTCTCCGGAGCCGTAATCGCCAGCGAGCACGTTTCCGAGGAGCACGATCGAGCTGAGACTGGCGTCAGCCGTGACAACCTGCTTCTTTTCGATGACGCTTGCGATTGTGGAGACGAAGCTCGCAAGCGTGCGCTTGCCGTTCAGCGCGTTGCAGTCGACGGAGTCGCCAATTCCAGGCACCTTGCCTGCGCTCGTGAACTGCCAAAGGTCGCAGGGGTGGTTGGGCGGAGTGTGCGCTAGACCGTCGTTGACGCCATATTTCGGAATCCATCGCCACTTCTCTCCATAGCTAGTGGTGCCATATTCGCTATAGAGGTTGTTGGCGATATAGATGCCATTGTCGAGTCCATTTGCGTTGAGCGTCGCCATTGCTGCCTTGATGCCAGAGATTGACTGGCCGGAGACCTCGACATCCAGGATGTAGCCGCGTACCTTGGTGGCACCAGCAGCCTTCGCCCTGGATACCATGCGTGCTGCTTCGGTTGCGCCTCCGTTGCGGTAGAAGCCGTAGCAGTAGTAGGGAATGCCGCACTGCTCGCAATTCCTGATGTTGCGTGCGAGCTTCTTGTCGAGATAGGTGCCATCCTGGACACGGAGGATTGCGAAATGCATGTCAGGCTTCGCTGTCGGCCAGTCAATATCACCTTGCCAAGACGAGACATCGACGATCGTCGGGAGGATGCCAGCCATCACTCATCACCGTCCTCGTCCTTGTATTTGCTGCCCATATAGCTGTCTTCTGGCGTCTGCTCGTCATCTGCAGGCGCGTCGAAGATGGTCTTGATTGGCTCTTCGTTTTCGGTGTTCATTCAGATCTCCTAGCCCTTGCGAGGCTCGTCGTAGCCCATTGCCTGGCCAGAGTCGCCGATGCCAGCCGTGGTAGGGTCATTGACGATGCCGAGGATGGAGAGCAGCGCGAAGGCTGCGTTCACGATTGCAGTGAGTTCGGTCCCCAGCTCTCCGAAGTCGAAGCGGTAGCCGAATGGGACGGCAACCACCTGGATGAGCAGGAGGGTCGCCGGAATGACTGAGAGCCAGAAGCTCTTGTTCTTCAGTCGGACTTTCCAGTTGATGTTCATGCCATCTCCTAATAAAAAAGCAGCCCTCGGCTGCTTCTTGATGTTCTATGTGAGACTCGCCTAGATCTTTTCGAAATCAGGATGATGCTCCAGGTATATATCGACGTCCTCACCAAGGACATGGTCCATATATGCCTTTGTCTTATGGTTGCCGCCAAGAGACCTGTAGAGCACATACGCCTCAAGCTTCTCTGTGAGGGCGAAATGCTCGTCATATACCGCCATGCGAAAAACCATGATGGCCATGGCATCCATCATCTTCTTCTCGTCCTGGTCATGCTGTCTCTGCTGATGCGTCAGCTTGGCGATGCGTGTGCAGAGGGCCGTGATGAGCGCGACGATGAGCGCCGACAGGATGCCGAGGATGAAGTTGTCTATCTCAGGGTTTCCCGTCATCGCTGGCCTTCCAGACCGTCATCATCATCGGCATCGAGCATCTTCTTTACCTCATCGCGCCAGCGCTCTGGCACGGATTCGAGAGTCCTCTTTCCGGCCTTGATTGCGCGGTAGTAGATCTTCGCCATCACTGCTCACCTCCGATGATGTCGCCAAGTTCGAGGAGCGCTGCCGCGTTGTCCTCTGCGAGCTGCCTTGCAGCCGCCACCTGCTCTGCAAGGCTCTCTCCATCATGCTCGTGCGCCGACCAGAGAGCGTCGAAATCAGCCTCAATTTCGGCTGGCGTAGGAGTGCCGTCAGCGACGAAATGCAGCTCGTCGGCAATCCACATGTCTACGCTGACACCTTCCGCGATATCCGCAGTGGTCTTGGTGATGTTCTTGCGCAGCCACACGTCGGTACGGCTAGTGCCGTGAGGCTCACACTGCACCTTCGCGGGCTGTGATTCCGAAATCGAATTCGCTACCATGTTGCTCCTTTCCCGCAGCGCTTATCATGCGTCGCGCGTGCCTCATGACATTGTCGAAACCGTTGCGCATGACAACGGAGAATGAATCGGAATGCCGGAAGTAGCCCCAATAGCTCGTTACGCGCCGCGCCGAGGTCAGCGTCCGGCGTCTCCTGAACGCCCTGAACGCACGGCATGCTCTCAGGAATATGTTTGCGCGGATCGTTGTTCTGATCGGTCGCACCGTGTAGCCAAGGGCGTCCATCGGCTCATCCTCTCCGATGCGGCAGACCTTCCACGGCTTCACCGAGAGGCAGAGCTTGTCCTTGAGGTAGCGTTGCAGCTTCCTCGCAGCGCTCCTCAGGTCGCGCTTGTCAGGGGAGAAGAGGAACACGTCATCCGCGTACCACAGCTGATGCGCAACGAGTGCCTTGCTTGCTCCCCTGCGGGTCTTGTGCATCGATTCGACCTCGTGATAGCCGAAGCTCAGGACGAGCTGCGCCATCCTCAGGCTGAAGAAGCTTCCTATCTCAAGGCCACCGTCATATGTCGACAGAAGCGTCTCGCATAGATAGATGATGTCGCTGCTCTTTACGTACTTCCTGATGATGCGGATGACGAGAGCGCCCGATATGCTCGGATAGCACTTCCTGACGTCCAGGTGAACGTAATAGCCTCCCTGATGCGCCCACCTGCGCATCGCATGTGCAGCCATGAGCTGGCCTTTACCCTTGATGCTTGACACCTGCCAGAACCCGATGCGTGCCTCCAGGAGCGGTGCGAGCGCGGTGACGGCGACGTAGTCGCAGATCTGCTGTTTAACGCTCTCTACGCCTATGGTGCGCAGCTTGCCGTTCGTCGGCTCGCGATGCACGTATCTCTTGATGGGCCGGAGCCTCAGCCTCCTCTCCCGTATCTCGCAAGCTATCTCCTGCATGAGAGCCTGTGCGCTCCCATGCTCTTCGTCGATGCGCCAGGAGTTCTTGCGCCCTGCCGGAGCCTTGAGCCATGCGTCGTATGCAAGCCATACGTCTGACTGCCTGATCTCCAGCCCCTTGCAATACGTTCTCATCGACCATGTTTCCAATCTCTGGATGCCGTCCGAGCGGTCGCTTATGGCTACTGGCCCGGTGGTCTTGAGGCCATTTCACTCAGTTGAGCAAGGCAAGCCCGCTCCCTCCCAGTGGGGCGGGTAGTCGCGGCGGAATGATGGTTGATTGCCTCGGAGCGTCCATAGAGGCGCGAGCCGTAGTTCCACCTGGCATTGCCGGTGCCGTTGTTGCAGTTCGCGTAGAACAGCCCAGCGTTGCCCCTGTTCCTCAAGTTGCCGAGGGAGAGCAAGCGAAATGACGGCCCACGCGCCGCGAATCCCTGTTCCTATCCTAGAAGAGGGGAATTGATTCCCCTCTTCCCGCTACGCGGGAATTCACCCCTTGGAGCGACCATTTGCCGAGAGGCGCGAGCCGTAGAACCACCCGGCAACGCCGGTGCCGCCGTTGCAGATCGCGAAGAACAGCCCAGCGTTGCCCCCGCTCCACAAGTAGCCGAGGGAGAGCCACTCCCTGAGTCCGGTCGCGGTGTCCGAGTTCTTCCAGATCTGGTCGCAGACGCCCGTCGTGGTGGATGCTCCGGACCCCTGCTGCAGCATGAAGCCGCCGACCGTCTTAGGATAGAGTCCATAGACGCTTGCATCAGCCGTGCTGGCTGCAAGATGGCCGACAAGCTCGGCACCATCGGCGAGCTCACCCGACTTCTCGGCCTTGGTGTCGTGATTTACGTATACGTCCCAACCAGACCCGGTGCTGTTCAGCAGGATGTTGCCAATCACCTCGTACATTCCATGGGCAAGCTCGATGCCCTGAAGCTTGTAGGGCTGCTTCGAGTCGGTGCATGATGTCGGGGAGCCGTCCCCCTCGACATCGTCGCAGGCTCCGCAAGCCCAGGGAATCGTGCTGAGGAGATACGTGGTCTTTGTGTCGAATGACTTGGATACATCGAGGTAGATGGCAACGTTCGAGGAATCATACGTTTCCTTGCGCGTGATGCATGCTCCGCTGACGATGTCATAGTTGTAGCTATTGCCACGGTCGTTGTTGGCGGTCCCGGACGTCGGCGCATGCGTCCCGAGGATGACGGAGGAGCCGACAATCAGCGCGTCTGCCTTGTTCTTCGCGATGATGACCCGCGTCGCTCCGCTCTCCGCGACCGTAGGAGAGCACTGGATGTCATAGCCGGTGCATCCGGTGAAGATCGCCTGTGAGTTCTTGGTCGCGTACTTCAACATGAACATCGTCTTGACGTACCAGTCATCGGCGGTGTTGCGGAAGCTGTATCCGGTCGATGCGGTCTTGCAGAGGCTTACTCCGATGTCGTGAGACACGAACCTCTTTACCTGCGCCCCGGTCACGCTCCTGGGGTTGCCGTCGGTGTCTGTCGAAAGCGGGTACTTAGCGTATAGCATGAATGGCCTTACGGTACCGTCTGGCAGCAATCCCCCTGGCTGGACCGACATGTCGCTGCGGCGCGTGTCGGAGATGATGATTGTGATGTTTGAGCTGTCCTCGACCTCAACCGTATAGAGGGTTGGGGTCAGGACAAAGACGTCCTTTCCGTGCGGATCGTAGCGGCCATCACCGTCTATTGCCACGACGTGAGCCTTCCCATCGACATCGACCGTGGCGTTGACATCGACGTGAATGAAAGGCCCAAGGCCAATGTACGGATCGACGGCAGGGCGTCCAACGATTCCAGGCGTCGGGACTGCGATGCCCTCGTTTGCCGATGTCTTCGTACATGCAACAGCGCTGCCCTTTGGCACCTTGATGCCATAGCTCTTGCCGTCACGCATGCCGCCAAGCCACGATGCGATGCTCGAATCCGTGTAATAGCCGAGCGCCTCGTCGTAGATCGGCACGGTCCTGGCACCAAGGCCGATGACAGCCTCGACCAGCGCCCTGCCGGTCTCGTCTGACATGATATGTGTCTTTTTCGCCATCTTAATCCTCCTTGTC